CTGTAGTACCCTCAAGTATAGTGAGAGTAGTAGAGGCACCTGTATAGTTTCCATTTGCTCCATTAAAGTCTGCAGGAATAGTATGACTATCATTACTTAAATTAGCTCGAAGAGTAGATTGACCAGGCGTGCCATCGTTTCCTTTTGAGAAACTTTGGATTTTAGTAAAAGTAGTAGCAGTCCCTTCTCCATTTCTAGCTACTATACTATAAGTTATTGTTGCCGACCTAGTGCTAGCACCCATAGCAGTTGCAACACCAGAATACCAATTTGTACCGCTCCCCGTGGGAGTGCCTTTCGTAATACCAGACGCGTTCGCAGTGACACTAAAGGTATTTGCACCACTTGTGCCATAACTAAGAGCAGTAGTACCTAAAAATACTTTTATATTAGTACCTGAATTAGAAAAAGTTATTGGCGCACCTGTCGCAGTAGCTGGTATTGTATGGGCTTCGTTGTCTAAGATAACTGTAAATGCCTCAGCACCGTCTTTAATGCCGTATATAGAAGTAGAATCTATGACTGTAGTACTTCCTTGGATAACTTCTACTTTTACTGTTATCTGTTCCCCATTTGCAGGCTCATCACCATCTGCAAGTACAAAGTCTTTCTCATCATCAGTATTGGTATTAGTCTGTTTAAGAACATTATCAACATAAAACTTATAGGTTCTATCTCCCGTACCAAAATTTGTGGCGCTCGCAGTAAAAGTAATAGTAGCACTTTCTGTATCCGCTAAAGTATAAGGAATCACATATTGATTAGCGTTCAGTCTTACAGTTTTTGAAGCACCAGAACCTAGTGAACCTCCTTCAACGCCGGCGGCAGTAGAAGGCTCGTAGTTAGAAAAAACTATTTTTTGCTGTGTTTGAGTACTTTGAGAGCCTCTAAGGACTTCATAGCGAAGCCAGTAGTAACGAATAGTTGAACCTTCCTCTATTACCGTATCTATATAAGTACTTGCTTTAGTACTACCAATATGTATTGCGTTAGCTATGTTATTAATTGGGTTGCCACTAGCGTCTTTACCGGACCTCCAAATTTGCACAGTGTAGTTTGCAGGATTAAAGTTATCAGAGTTTTGCCAGTTTAATTCAATACCTCCTCCATCGTTTTGCGTAGCAGTAATGGTATTAGGTTTAACAGGTAAAGGCACTGCCATATTTGTACCGCTAGATACAGGCCCGGATACTATTTGCGCGGGTTTGGCTGCTATTAAGTAGCCTGCGTCAGAGTGCTCCTCTGCAGTAATTTGTACTAGACAGTTTTCGTTGAATTTTAAGTTCTCTATTCTGAACAATTTTTGAGACCAGCCAAACCTACTATGGTTTATCCTTATAACGTCTCCTGCTCTTAAGAGTATTCCTTTTGGAGCCATAGTAAAATTAATTTTTAAGCCATGGCGAGAAGAGTCTAAGTACTGTTTTGCATTTATTCTTGCATTAAAGTAGTTTGTAACATATGGCGTTCCCATACTACCTTTTTTAGGAACCATCCTATCTTCTTTTAAATAGTCAGAATTAAACATCATTACAGAACGCCCTTCAAATCTATTTTGAGGATCATTGATTGTAAGGTCTATCTGATTAAAAGTACCTTTTTGTCCTGCATCTTCAACGCTAATAGTTCCAATAATATCATCGTCTTCAATTATTTCAACAGTGTAAACTTCTCCGTCGACTGTTATAGGAGAAGGTGTCTGTGCTTTTCTTTTTACATCTAAAGAATACTTGCCATTCGAATACCGAAGTATACCATTAAAATGATTAAGCATGCTATTGATATTAGAAAATACAGATTTAGATGTATCTAATATAGTATTAGTCTGATGACGGGTAACGTGTCTTTGATTTTGAGAGTCCCACCCTAAGTATCTCCAATACTTAACATCGTCAGCATCATATAAACTATATCCAGAAGTATAAGAAGTTGCTGATTTATATGTTTTAACTAAAGGATCACCATCAGAGGTGAATCGGACTCCGTATCCGGACCCTAGTATATTGGCATCTATATTCAAAGTACTAGTACCTGAACCAGAAGATACTTTGGTAAACTGTATAGCCCCACTTAAATTAGTGCTGGCATTATAAGTAACTAGCCCTGCTGAACCTGCATGCTTATGTAGCTTACCTTCTTTATAATAAAGTTCTCCTGGGTAAAAGTATTTCCAATCTTCATGGCGATGAGCAAGTTTTCCTAGCACTTCTTCAAACTCTACACTCCATGCGTTAGAGCCATCTACAGTTAGGGTGCTAGAAACAGTTTTTGCTTTTCCTTGCCACGCTACTTTTGAAGAAGAGGTATTTGTATATTTATACACTTCCCCTACTGTAGGTTGAGTTCTTGTTAAGATAGTAACATTAGAACGCTCATCACATGCTCTCGCAGCTGCAAAAAAGCTTTCTTTATCTATGTCTGCATCTAATTCTAGACCTCTGCCGTACCTGTTATTTGTTAAATAGTCCAACATTTGCATGGCAGGGTTGGTACTTACTCTTATATCTCTATTCGAAGTAAAGATTTTGTAAGTATTGTTCTGCATAGGAGCATGTTCAAAAGGGCTATCTACAGATACTATTTTGTCTGTTCCGCCGCTATATGCTGTTATTTTTCGTCTTTGAGTTATTATTGAGTAGTCAGGATAAGTATGAGTAAGCTCTATTTCACGGCCGACATATGCTCCAGACGTACTAGAAGCTCCCGCGGCTAGCTTTACTGACTGCATAGGAACTGCTGTAGTACCTACAAGACTAGAAGCATTTTCGGTGGTCTGTCCCACGTTGGTAAGAGTGTTACCGGAAATAGACGCGATATAAGCATTTAAAGCATCTTCATCTATCTCATAACCCGTGCCTTCTAAAAGTGCAAAAGTTTCCGATAGGTCAAATGCGTTTTGTGATGTGCTATCAGAGTTTCCTAGTACGACATTTGTGCCAGTACCTGAAGAGGGAGTGTTTACTGCTGTAACCACCTCTGACATAGTTTCAGGCACGGTTCCTGTATGTCCTGCATAATCAGTTGTTACAAAATGTACTTTATTACTACTACTGTCTTCAATGTAAAAAGACGTAAATTCTCCGGCTGCGTCTGAAGTAAACCTAAAGCGTGTCTCATTATTTCCGTCAACATCCACAATATTATAAATATCAGCAATAACAACGTTACCAATAGAAACCGCTGCAGAGTATTTTGCTTCTACTGTTTGTCCTATATCAAAGGTGCTAGACGCTGCGTCTGTTCCTGAGTGTTCGGGATCTATTGCAAAAGAATAATCATAGTTAAGGCATTCAATACCTTTACCTCTTACAACAAAGTCCAAAGAAGGTATAGTAGTCTCTCCTTCCCCAATAGTATATTCAGCAACTAGATAAGCTGTGTCTAGTAATCGGTGATTAGCACCCCAATAAGGCTCAGTGCCTGAGTAGTAATCTTGTGCAATTTTAAAGTTATTTGAGTTGTGAAGAAGTATAGAATCTGCTTTCTGATTGCTTTTACCTGCATGGAACTGCATTCGAACGTCAATAGGGCTGTCGAATCTAGTACCTTTTTCATGTGTAATACCTGCACCCTGAGTGCTGGCTCCTATAGGAGTTGTGCTAGAGGCCGCAGGAGTGTTATAAACGTACTCGTTATAGTAAGTTCCTTCATTACTATTATTACCTTCCCATCTTCTCATTCCGTTCGCAAAATAAGTACCTTGGGCAATAGCGGTTGACCCCGCAGATATACTTTGAGAAGTTAAAGTATCTCCTCTATCTGCTCGTCCTATACAAGTTACATCTACTGTTTGGTTAGCATTTTGTACGCTTCTAGTATTTGAGTCGTTAGCATCTATACATATAGAAGAAGTGTCGTCAAAGAATATATCATACAGACCTCCTACCTGCCCTTCACAAATAGCATATGCTACAAATACTTTCTTGGAATCTGAAGCTAGAGTATCGACAAAAACAGGGATACTATCAATTTTATTAACACCATAGATAACGGGTAAATATTTAGCGGATAAGTTAAAACGGAGATCAACCTCTCTGTCAACCTCTACTTCATATTCAACTTGTTTATAACTCTTCCCGCCCCACCATTTTCTTTTCATTTTTAACTTAGTCCTAGTTTCTTTAACTTGAAAAGTTGAAACTAAGTTAATTGCTTGCTCACTGTGTAAAAAACCTAAGTCAGCGGTGTATACATCTCGTATAGCTGCCGAAGGATCTGGTACATTATTTTGGTCTAAAGCTCTGTGATTTTGGTCTGCAGTAATTCTTCCTGAAACTCTATTGAAATCTCCCCAATGGCTGCTAACACTCCAAGTTAGTACCGAACTTTTTGCAGCGTCTTCTTTAAGCTTTCCAGAAGAAATTATACCCTTAAATAGTAAGTAAGGCTCCCCAATAATAGCACCGGTTTCTGTGTTAATATGTGCTTTATATATAAAGACATCTCTATTTATATATCTAGCATAGCTACTTCCATTCGTTCTATCTATTAGTATGCCTTCTACTTCTGGATTACTAAAGGAAAGAGTTACAGTTTGATTAGTACCGGCTGTAAGGTTATTAGTAGTACAACTTACCACCATTTTTGTGTTATTAACTTCGAAGCGGTCTACTCGTACCTCTTTAGTATTATTAGATCCTCCGGTAATAAGAAGCGTGTCTCCTTCTCTAAAACCTTCTTCTACAAAGTCTTTAGTACCTGTAATAGTAGTAGATGTAAAAGTAACAGCGTCTGTAACTGACGTGCTTAAAGCGGCAGCACTTACATTAACAGTTATAGATGTAGCTCTTGCTTGAGTAGTTTCACTAATAGATCCTACACTTATTAGCTTATTTGCTATATAAGTTTGCGCTCCGTTTGCAACTGTACTGTTTACAGGATAGGATAAATCATCCCATACTATATCTGTAGACCCATCACTGAGATACACATAGTCTTGAGGTCTTTTTAAGCTTCTGCCGGTTTCTGTTAGTAAAGGTTTTTCAAACTTTACTAAGTGTGCATACGTAAAAGACTCATCTTTTAGTAGAGAGTCTCTAAGCGTGGAGTTTAAATTCCTGATACCCATTATTGAACTTCCTCAAGACTTAGAGAAAATGCATATAAATTATTTGTATTTAATGCATATTCTTGTACGTCCCCTGTTATAATTACTTTGATTTTAGGATCATTAAAAATAAGATCATCTCCTGCTGTAACTGTTTTAGAGAGTGCCGGAGCAAAATGAATCCTTACTTGATTTGTAGTAGGTTGAGCAGGTGAGCCGCTGACCATGTGATAATCATTGTTAGTTTCTACTCTCGTTACTTGATATGTTTTTTTATGGTTAGAGTTAGTGCCATCAATAGTAAATAAATCACCTGGTAAAGGAGTCTTATCGGTAGCTACTGTATAGTCAGAAGCAGTTAGTAGTAAACTAGTAGAGCCTGCAGCGCCTGTTGAGTTTGCTACAGCACTAACTACAACATGTAAGTTATTAGTACTACCTCCAGACTCTTGTACCCACGAGCTAAACGCGGCATCCCGAGGCAGACGATACTGAGGTAGCGACACAAAGAAAGGATTCAAAGCTCCTCTTCTTTGCAGTAAAAAAGTATTTACAGGCTCAAACTCTTCGCGAGTCATAGGATTGTAGCTAATTTTTATCTTCCACGTATGTCCAGTTTTTGCCCTTGCAAGAAGGCGTCCTGAATTAGTTCTGTCTCTAAGAACAGTTTGGTTAGAAGAAAAACTTACTTTAGAATACCCGGGTCCGTAAGCACCTGCGTCAGAAGCAGAGTTATCAGCTCCTGCATTGTTTATTCTATTGTTAGGATCTGGTAGTATGTTTTGAAAAGCTGTAAAGTCTGCCATTAGTATCTCCCTACGCCCATGGCGCTAGAATTATTTTGTAATACAGTGGTGTCTACTTCTTCAACAAACGACTGTCCATAAGAATTTGCGGCTGATCTAATCATACCTATTATATTTCCTCTTTGTACTGTTAGCATGTCTTCTACACCACTAGCATCTATTGTATTAATATGGAATGTTACTTGAGAGGGAGCTCCTCCGGCTTCTACTTCGTCCGCAGGTGCTATACGACCTGAACGGTCTGGAATAAACATTTCAGGTCCTTGCTCTCCTACCATAAATCCAGCAGTTTCTCCTCCAGAAGCTCTATATTTAGCCCCTGTAAATGCAGGTTTAAAGTTGCTTGCGCCACCTATTCCGTCTGCTCCTCGCATATAAGCAAGCTCTCCTCTTGCAGAACTTGATGTTGCTAAATCTACTTTACTAGATCTTTCACCTAGACTCATTCCGGTAGGAGCTGCAGCTGAGGCTCCTCCTCCTCCGCCTTGGTAAGAGGTGCCAGCAATTAAAGCCATTTGTACCGCACCCATAGCGGCCACTGCCATTGCTAAAGGACTTGCAAAAAATCCGCCTACTTTCATGGTTTCCATTACAGCTGTAGCGGTTGCTATAGCTGTTTGAGCTAAGGATATTTTCTTATTTATTTCAAACTGTTTCTTCTTTGCTGCATCTTTCTTTTTCTCAAGCGCGGCCATTTTAGCAAGGCTACCTGCAGACTTACCATCTCTTTTCTTCTCTGCGGCTATTTGATTGTCTATTTCTGCAATTTGTGCTTTAGAGGATGCGTTAAGAATGCCTCCAATAGCTTGCATTGCTCCAGCTGCTATCGATAAGCCTGCTTTTATACCTTCGCCTGAAGCTAATCCATGCTCTCCAATAGTTGCAAAGGAGTCCGTAAATGCAGTAGACATCATAAAAGCACCATCAAGAGCAGCACTTATAAGCTCGCCCTCCGGCCCTAGTTTTGATATTGCTTCTTGCATAGGAGAAAGTGTATTCATCAAAGCTTCTGCCTTGTCTGCAAACGTTGCGTCATCTCCTTTCTTGTCGAGTTTAGCGCCTTCTACTGCGGCAATATCTCCTGTTTTGGCTGCGACTCCCATTGCACCGCCTTGTTCTGCGCTAATTTGTTTAATCTCATTCTCTCTATCCTTGAGTTTTAGAATTTTTAACTGTAAATTATACTTTGTAATAAGCTCCTCGTTTTCCGTACCAAGTAGTTGAATATTAATTTTTTGTATATCTAACGCGTATCCTGTAGCTATATTATCTAACTTGCGTGTTTCTAAAGCTTGTCCAGCTAAGGCATTACTTGATATTAAAGTTTGTGAGTGAGCTTCTTGGGCCTCTCGCAAGGCAACTAGCATATTTTTATATTCGTCAGTAGTCATACCTGCTTTTTTAGTAACTGCAGCATACTCTGCCATTGCAGAGTTAGCTGCAGCTTCATTTTCTGCAGTTCCTACTTTTCTAAATGCTTCAGCGGCCGCTAGGGCTGATTCTTCCATAGTATTTATTAAAAACTCTGTTGCAGTAAGATCTCCGGTGCTCATAGAAGCTCGAACGCCGTCCCTAGCATCTCGCATAGCTTTTAGTTCAGAGGTCGCACTTCTAGCATTTGCTTCTAGTCTTAATATTAAGTCTCCATAAGTCATAAGGTCGCCCTTATCATCTTTTTCAGTAGACAATGCTAAAGGATTTTTAGCTAATAATTTTGCCATTTTTTTGTTAACTTGCCCCATGTTCTGCATTTCTCTACGTAGGGTTCTTAAAGCTTCTATCTGTTGTTGATCATTAAGATTACGAATTTTTATTTCGTTTCCGTTTGCATCTAAAGCTTTGCTTTCTGCGTAGATGGCCTTAATCCTATCGCCTATACCTAGTGTTCCCAGAAGTGTTGCTTGGGTTATTCCTTTTTGAGCAGCTGTTTGTGAGTTGGTACTCGAGTGTAGTTTTTTACTTGCTGCATCAAGATCATCTCCCATTTTTTCAAAAGTTTCAGTAAATGTTTCTAATTTAGTACTTTGTGCTGTAACTAAGTTCGCTGCGTCCTCTACTCCCTGAGCCCATGCTCCTGCACCACTGCTTTGAAAAGCGTTTTTTGTACTAACTACTCCTGAACTTAACGTGGCAAAAGCTTCTGCTGCACCTGTATTATCTGTATTAAGTAGCTCTAAGGGGTCTTTCTTGAGCACGGCGGCTATTTTATTATATTTATCTATAAAAAAGTTCACAAACGTTGCAAACATGTTTCTTGCACCATCAATAGCTCCCCCTATGCTAACAAGTACTCCTGATATAGGAGGCATAATAGCATTAATAACAGTATCTAAAGCACCTAGTAAATTCGAGACTATAGTATAAGGAGACGTTATTACTTTCATAGCTACTTCATATAGCATTACAAATATACCTATAACGCCTGCCATTTTTAAAGCTTTGCTCATTAGTTTACCGGTTTTTTCTGCCGCTTTTCCAAGCCCGCTCAACGTCTTTGTTCCTACATTTTTAATTTGTTTAAATACGACTTTAGACTGCAACTTTAAGTTTTTAAGCATATCTTTTGTAGCGCGTCCAAATGAACGACTGGACTTAGTCATATCGTTCATAGACTTTTTCATGTCTCTAACAATAGCAATATCCATGTCTTTAAAAGTACCTGTTACAATCTTACCATGAATCTCGTATTGTTTTTCGGCAGTTTTTAACATTTTCCTAACACGGCCCGCTTGAATAGCATTTAACTTTTCGCCTCCAGCTAATTTACTAACCAGTTTGCTGTTCCCGCCTCCTGCATCAACAGCAGCTTTTGCAGATTTTTGGCTTGCACTTTGTTTTGCTTTTTCTATTGCTGCTGCATTTTTTTCTATTTCTTGTCTATAGGCTATTTGATCATCAATAGAAGATTGTACAGAAGCAGCCGACGCATCTTTCATTTCCTTCATACGCTCAGCTACGCCATCTAACGGGATCATTGCTTTAAAAATACTAACACCTAGGAGTCCGAACACTGCTATAGCGGCATAGCCACTTTTATTAACAATATCGGCCACTCCCGTCATCATAGGTAGCACTCCATCAGTGCCTGACCGTACTAAGTCTTCAAAAGTTTTTGAAAGAATAACAAAAGGGTTAGACTCTGCAGCTGCGGTTCCATATAGTTCATTTAGCTGTGTTTGGGTCTCTATTAATACGGCTTGACTTCGCTGGGTAGCAGTTAATGCATCTTGTTGTACTCCTAGAGTTTCTGCGTATTTACGAGTAGCAGTATCAAGTCGTAAAGTAATACCTAATTCATCAAGTAATTCAGGTTCTGCTTTAGAAGCACCTCGAATAAGTCTATCAAAAGCATCTTCAAAGCCTCGTCCTAAAGCGGCTGCGGCACGCTTAGCGCCAGAGGCTAAGTCTTCTAGCTGTTGAGGAGAGAAACCTTTAGCTACACCAATAGCGGCGGCTTCAGCTGCTTCTCGAAATCCTAACATGCCTCCTGAGGCTTCTCTTAGTCCTGCAGTAATAGATTTTAGAGCGACACCTGTAGAGCCTGCATATTGTGTCTGACTCTTTTCAAGAATAGATACATCTGCGGCGCGTTTAAAAAAGTTGAAAGCCGCAGATAACGCGAACACGTTTGCGGCCAATGTTGCATAGGCAGGAACAAGACCACCAGTAATACCCGTGGTCATTTTAGAGAATGCTTTTGTCCCGTTAGAAGTAGCTTGAGCTACTCCCTTATTCTTTTTGGAGTAATTGTCGGAAGCCTTGGCGCCTTTATTAGTAGCTTTAGATACCGACTCTACGCCTTCTTTAGCTTTTTTTGCTTCCTTGGCAATAATGGACAGTGAGCCATCATCATCGATTTTAATTTTTAAGCTTACTGTATTTGCCAATTTATTTTCTCTTTAGCTTATCATACTGCCTCTTTAAGTCGTCTGAGGATTTTTTGATAGCTCTTGAATCTAGCCAAGAAAGTATTTCAAGGAAAAATTCTTTATCCTGCACTTCATATACATCTATAAAATGCGTTAAATTAGTATAGTCTTTTCCAGTATAGCCTATTTCAGCATAAACTCTATCTCCTAACTGATTGAAGGTATTTATTGCCTGCTGTATAATTTCTGGAAAATCCTCCCAGTCAGGAGGAATTTCAATTTCTATAGGCTCTTGATCTAATTGTTCACACATATTCAAATACTTTATGCGTGTCATTCCAGTATCAAGATTCTTGTGCATTCTCTCCAGTCGATCCATCGCCTGTTCTTTTTGGTCCTGCACGAAAGTTATCTAAATCGAAGACTACCTCGTTAAGCCATGTATCAAATTCAGTTGAAGACGATACAAGAGTTTCTGCGTTATCCGCAGTATATTCTAGCTCTTTAGATAAGTCTTGATTATCAGTATCAATGAGCAGTAAAGACGATAGATGATCTAGTGTTAGACCTTTCCAGTTTTTTACTGTGCCTAGTGAGAACTCTGTAACGAACTTATCTTCGTCTAAAGTTTCTACAACTGCTCTTGTTTTTCTATCGAACTTTTGTCCGGTACAGCGTTTTCTTAAGCCGTTTAATTCTTTTCTTGACAAGTTAGCCACTTCAACAGAAAAGCCTGGAAGACCTGGAAAGTCTACCCACACTGCTTTAGTGTCTACCATTAATTTTTTTAAGTCCATCATTTTTCCTTTTAAGATTGTGTTTCGTACTTGAATACGTCTGCTAAAGACGCGGGATTTTGAACCATCCTCCAATCAATATTTTGAGTAAATGCAGTATCTACGCCTACTCGATTGGTAAAAGAACAATTCGTTGTGTTTAAGTCTATACCATAAAAAGTATTGCTAATAAGAGTGCCAGCTTTGATACGAAGGCTTTGTGTTATACCATGTATACCCGCATCTGCCTTACTATCACTATTTAAATATCTTGTTATGTTACCTGCTAGAACTTTTCCTTTTAAATTAAACTGAGTGGGGTACATGGTATTTCCTGCAACTAGTGCATTATTTACAGTTTTCCAAGGTATCCAATCTATCTCATTTTGTAGTTCTATAGACATACTTACTAAATGACCGTGAATATCAGTCCCTCCAAGTGCTACTGTGAGATCTGGAGATAAGTTGTATGTACGAGAGGACGCGGAAGTCCGCAGAACTGTGATACTTTCAGCAGCAAATTCTGTAGCTTGTCCGGTTAGGAGCTTTGATGCTTCGCCAGATATGCTCAAACTCAGAGGTCGCAATCTCTCGATATTGATCGTCCCATTTGTTATAACGCAAGTCTCTAACTTAAATACATCATCAGCGGTTGAAACGTATAAGTCAAAGGAGTTTACATCGATCAACCTATTAAAAAGTATTTCTAAGTCATCTTCTAAAAGAAGGTTTACAGTTATTTCAAAATTTGCAGGATTTGCTTTATTAATAACAGACCCTTCAAATACATTATTCTGGTTGTGCAAAGTTCTTACAGTGTGAGTCTCTTCTGTAAAAGTCTGGCTAAAGCTTATAGAACTCATATCTAGTTGGAGCTTAGTAGTTCCATAGACTATATAAGCCTTTGCTTCCTTTAAAAAACTGTAATTTGCCATATATTATCCCAGATATAATGAGGGGCTCCGAAAAGCCCCTACTTTTTATACTACATATTATATGTTAATCAACCAAAATTGTCAAGAACTTTTTTTGGTCTGGTAACGATTTTACTGCTTCGGATAGTATATAACAGTAGCTTCGTTAGTTCCATCAATAGTAGACGGTAATGCGTTGAACGCAGTCTCAACCGAGATTACATCTTCAATAGAGTGAGTTGGAATCTCTAAGTGACAAGTAGGCATATTAACTTCTAAACGAGGCTGTCCTGCTGTTATACCACCAATCTTAAAGACAAGACCGAAGGAGTTAGTTACCACGCTAGTGATAGACTTCAAATCTTCCCAAAGATCTGCAGAATGGTTAGTTGCACTAGTGTCCTTGCTCAAGTAGCAGGTCATAGAACCTGAGACTGAACGAGTTCCTGTAACGTGGCCAATTGGAATATTTACAAGACCAATTTCTTCAGGAGTAATAAAGGTAAGGTTGTTACTCATAGTAATATTACCACCAGTAAGAGTAATAGAGTAGTTCGCCTCTAGTTCGTTGACTCCATCAGAATCAGGATCACGAGTAGTAGGTGTTACAGTAAGCTGAGTTAAACGGTTACGAATAAAGTTAGTTGTCTGCGAAGCACCTTCATAAACAGCGCCGGTATTAGTAATAACACCTGAACTCGGTACAGCGGTAACTACACTTAAACGATGTGAGTCATTCGTATCCAACCAGACATCTCCAACTGCTATAGTGGTGCTATCTGCAGTAGTTGCATCATATGCAGGGTGCGCAGATGCTCCAGAAGCAGTAATAGTGCTACCAGTCATGTCAACGATTTCTGAGGACATACCTGACCAGTTAATTGTTGCAATACCATCAATATCGAAATCAAGACTAGCTTCGTTAACTACTGCGTCTTTTAGCTTATATATTTTTCGGTTTGCTCCGCCAACTACAAAGAAAATATCGCAAGTTCCTAAAGTAGCTTTGTTTGATTCACTAAAATCAATAGTGGTGAATTCCTGGCCTGTTGTAGTATCAGCAGTAAATTGATCTGTAAACGTGCTAGAAGAATAAGCTGCTGGTCCTGAAAAAAGAGCCCATAGAATTTCTTCTACTGCGTGAACTTTAGCTGCAACAGTGTCTGCTGCGCCTGTACCTGATCCTGCGGATTTAAAAGGGCGGACATAAGTTGAAAAAGACCACTCGGCAGGTGCCAAGGAATCGTTAAATTGCTTACGACCACGACGACTTGCGCCACCGCTTGCTTCCATTTCTGCTAGTGTAATTTCGCTTGAGTTTGTTGCTTGTGAAAAGCTAAAGCCATCTAATACGGGAAGATCCCATACAAAATCACCTTTAGCGATGTACACTTTCGTGTCGCGACTAAAAAATAGTTGTTGTGCCATAGTTTATCTCCTATGTATCTTGAAAAGACTTGGGCGTGAACTTTTGCTCGTGCCAGTATTTTCTAGTATCGAACCTCGATAAGGATCTCTCCAATACCTAAAGGCTCTAGTACACCTTCGTCAGTATCTATACTGACTATAGTGATTTGTTGAGTGCTATATGATTTATTCTGTGCGTCTACATACTCTAAGGCGGACTGTTCTTCTATAACGGTTTCTATATCTTCCATTAAAGCATTTAGACCTCTTTGTGCATCTTCTTCATTTACATAACATCGTATAGTCACGGATAAGTACCTATCTTTGTAACCACCAGCTTGGTAGTCACGCGTTTCAGATCCTGCATTTAGATGGATTGCAGGAAATTCTTCTATCTCATCCCAAAACTTTAAACTAGGATGAACATTTTCATTGACGTCCATAAGATACGAGCCTGACCCATCAATATCTTTCAGCTTTAAAACTAAAGCCTCTATAATATTCATACGTCTTGAAGTATATAGTCTTGCAGCTGTCATTATACTCTCCTAGTATATAGTCTACCGACTGCCATCTCTGCGGCGATCTCTCTAATCGATCTATCAATTATGACCCTAGGGTCTCTATTTGCGTCTGCGAACCTACTACCACTTGTAGTTTCAAAAACGCTATAAGGTTCTTTCATGTAAGTGTATCCTATGCTATTGAACCCTTGAGGAGTTTGTGCCACGTCTGTTACTCTTACGCTTGACGCAAACCTACCTGTTCTTTTCTCAAGTGCAGGGCTGCCCATGTTTTCAGCTACTTTTCCAGGAAGCTTTGCATTAATATTGCCCATAATAGCCGCTATAGAATAACTGCTTGATGTTGCTTTTTGTACTTTGCCCGTAGGTTTAGTCTTTGCACTTTTGCCTTTTGTTATTCTGAATGCGGCGACTCCGCCTGCGGCTTGTGATACTCCGACCTTTCCTCCTGTCTTTAACTTTACTTTTCGAGGATCTATGTTTGAGCTAACTTTTATCTTTTTGCCTTTTCCCTCTATATTAATAAGAGGAGCTATTGCTTTAGAGATCATCTTATCCCTAAGAGAGCTTGACCCTTCCATTGAAGCTAACTCTCCGGCACCAAGCTTTTGAAAAAACTTTTCAACAACCTTTTTAATTACTACTTCGCGAGCTTGATGTGTCACTCTATTTGTGTACTTATCTTGAAATGTAATAAAAGGCAAGTAAGTAGCTGATATCTTTCCCGAAGGAGTTACTATTTGCTCATACTCAATAGAGACCTTTAGTAAGTCTTTTACCTCGTTGGCTGTTAGTTTCAAGTCACCTTCTGTAAAAGAATCTCTTACAAAGGAGTCAAACTCTTGCTGAAAAAGTTGTTTTGCTTCTTCATCGTCTCCTAAAGCTTTTTGAGCTCTTCCCATTCCTTGAGCTATCTGTACTCCTGATACTGCTAAACCATCGCTGGCTCCGTGTCCTCTATCTATAGAAGCGCGTATTTTTTTTAAATTATGTTCAGTAGTTTTAATGAATAAATCTATTATCTCTTTTTTGCATTTGCCAATTTGAGCAAAGCTACTGCATATAAAGGCTTTTCCGGCTTTTACTTTTTTAAAGTCAGCAGGAAACTTTTTGCGTAAGTGCTGGCCTCCCATAGTGTTCTCTATATTAGAAGCTCCTTTGGGGTATCTCTTATTTCTTGTAACATAACCAATTTGAAATCTAGCACCTACATCGCGAGCTTTTTGTAAGTCTGCATCAGTAAACTTTAAAAGGTTAATCTCTTCATTTAAATGACCTCTAGAGCCTAGCTCTTTGATGGTGTCGTTAATAAAATTAAGATTCTCTAAAAATAGTACTTGGGGCCTAGCTTTTTGTAGCTTTTTACGTGTTCTTTTATTCTCATCAGAGCTGAGATCTTTTAACAAAGCCTCTGCTAGTTCTTTTCTGATATTACTTTGCATTAAAAGTTCTTATACAAGTCTAGGACTCGCTTTATATGATCTGGAAACGCTACATTGTTTGCCTGAGAAGAGCTTGCAGAGTTTTGTATACTTGCTCCGCCCATTACTTTACGCTCTTTGTGCTCGTCCTTGTGATAGTATGTAATTAAGTCAATTACTGCTAGTTTCAGGTCTGAGGGACAAGAAGAGTACCCAGCTGTATACGTAACTTCTACAGCACCCGGCCCTATAGGGTAGGAAGTGTATCCGTTTGAACCGTTAGATCTATAGATACTGTCAGTTGCGAGATCTATGTAGTAGTCTGAATTAACAGTTAATGTTTTATATGCCGAAGCTATGCCTGTCCGCTCTTTTACAGAAACTACAGTAAGGAGAGGGCTTTCAGATAGTTGAATAGAAGAAACACTAAAGTGGTTATTAAAGTACTCTACTTTGTTTGTAGAATTATAGTCTACAAACGAGTTATTACAATAAGTTTTTACTAATTGACTCACGGACGGAATTATAGCATTGAGTTTCAAATCATCTTTCGGAGTTGAAATACCCTCTGCCTCTTTATAGTCTTCTAAAGTAATTAAGTCTGCCATAAGTTTATAAGTCCATTAGTAAAAACTCGGGGGCGAACCCCCAAGTTTTATTACTCTTCTACAATTAAGATGCAGCGTATTCAATACGAACTGAAGGAAGATCAGCTCCGCCACCAGCATAAAGCTCGGTGAATCCAAGTGATTGAGCAGCTACAATAGCAGTACGCTGATTTGCAGTCTCATATTCACTTTCAATACCAACACCTTTCAAACGTGGCACAACGTAGTTGTGAACGTTAACAGCGATAGCAGCAGTCTTGTTAGCAGCACGTGCAAAGTGATCAGAGATAACAACAGGAGAACCGTAAACAGATCCCATAGTACCAGTTACCTTAGCAGCAATATCAGAACCAACTTCACTGATATCAGAGAAAGCAGGATCATTTACTAGGTTGTAGTACTCTTCCATGTTGACGATGTAAGCAACATCAGCAGGATTAATACCATACTTACCCATTTCACCACGTGCAGACATAAGCATAGCAGCAGTAAGGTTCGCAGAACCGTTAACAGCTAAGTCAGTTACAGAAGCAGAATCTGCGGCTAAGAAAGAACCAGATCCGTCAGTACCTGCTCCACCACAAAGACCTACGATTGAAGCATTACCAATAGTGAAAGCGCCATCAATTGCACGAGCGTGAGCACGAGCTAGAGCAGACAAGATCATTGGCAAGATAGTTACAACAACTTGCTCGTCAGTATCAGCACCGATATAAGTACCAGAGATAAGACGCTTAGCAAGTGCAGTTACTTCACGCAATTCAAACTCGTTAGCAGCTACTTGGGTACGGTTTTCTAAGATACCATTAGCGCCAATTCCGCCTGGAGAGAATGTTGCAAGGTTAGTGTCATCCATCAAAGGAAGTACAGTTGCGCCAGAGTTAACTTGCATTTCTTTAAACAACTGAGCAACACGTTGGCTAAGACGAACTTCTTCTTCGAAAGTAGTTGAAACGATAGTATCTAAAGTAGCTGCGTTAGTGTCAAACTGAACGCCTGCTTTTTGAGCTAGGTCTTGAGCATAGTTAGTATCCCAGCCTTTGCCAGTGATTTTACCAAGTACAGAAGCATGGAGGAATTCCTTGCCAAACTTAGTTAGATCGCCGCCACGGTTTTGGAAGCTTTTCTTGCTGTTTTGCATAGCTTCGATTTCGACAGATTTCTCGTCAAGGTCTGCTTTATGCTGTGCTAGAATAGCAGCGATGTCTGCGTCTTTAGCAGCCATTTTTGACTCCATATCAGCCATAAGAGCTTCAACGCCAGACTGAATACCAGTCTTAACTTTGATGTCCTGTGCTTCTACGAAAGATGCTTGCTTCTCAGCTTCAGCTTTATCAGCTGCTTTTTGCTCGGCTTGCTTCATTGCGATTTTAGCAGCTGTATCTTCAGCTACCTTCTTTGCAAAAGCTTCCAAGTCGATGTTTTGATTGTCCATTTTGATCTCCTGATCTGCGGAAATAAGTTCCGCGCTTTTAGGTGTGTTGTCACTAGCTATATTTGAAGAAGTGTCTTCGTCCGTAGCCAGAGACTGACCTGCTAGATCTACACGATTAGTGAAAGTTTTTTTGAATTCTTCGTACTCTTCAGTAGAGTCGAAAGACTTCGCGAGCGAAAAAGTAGCTGCCTGATTGCATGGCACCGAAACAACCGATACCTCAAATAACTCAGCGTCCTTAATCATTAATCCGTCGGTTTCCTTAATATAATCAGCATCCTTGACTCTGAAACCAACAGAAAAGGCTCCAAGAACACCGTCTTTAACAAGCTCAGATACATTGCCGGGGGCATTTTTACTGATCTTACATTCTAACTCTAGGCCATTAGGTCCTGCTTTCATACCTGTGGCTCTACCAATTGGTCTATCATAGTCATGATTGAATAGAATAATTGGATTTTTTTCAAAATTCTGTAACCCACCTTTCTGCCAAGCTTCTGCTGAAATAGTATCACCCGCGCGATCGAAGTCAGCTGTACTTGCCATTCCACGAATCATGACACTTCCATCATCCTCTTCATGTGCTTTAAAAGTAGATGTAAGATTAAAGATTTTATTCATTATCTTTACCCTCTTTAACTGCAACTTTAGGTGCAGGCTTGACCGCTGCCTTAGGTGCAGGCTTTGGTGCTTCAACCGTAGGCTTTGCAGCTTCTGGCTTCTTAATAGGCGCAACCTTAGTATATTGCTCAAGGTCACTCCAAAATGCGCTTTGTTTAAGCATAGTCATTACACCAGGATATCCACCAAATATATACTTAATAGTAGCACCTGTAACAGGCTGGCGGTGGCCTAAAGCAATATACTCTACTTCGCTGTGTATTTTCTTTTCTTGTGCATAAAAAGCTGCTAACAGCTTGATTGCTTTAAATCTTTTTACTTTATTACTATTCATCTTCAGTCTCCTCAACTGGTCTGCCACCCTCGTCGGGGTTAGCTGCGGAACCTGCTATGTTTGCAGGTACTCTAATTTCTTCTGTTCCATCTATCTTAGGAAACCCTAAGCGATCTCTAGCTTCTGCAGCAGTAATAATTCCACCATTTACTAGTGAAGTATAATAAGCTGACGCATCTCGTAGTTCCGGTGCTAAAGCCGGAATATCTGTAATGTCTTCGATACACTCAAAACCATAAAATCTTGTCATTGCAAAATTTAATTTTCGAACGATAGGAAGTATAGTCTCCAAATAATAAAGTCGTAAATTTGGACGAAGGTTAGCATTGTTACCTGAGTCTAAAAGAATTGGAGGGATTCCAAGTGCCTTTAAAATAATCTTTTCGTTTTCTAAAATTGCACTTTGAAAATCTAAATCTTTAAAACTTACGTTTGTAATAGAGTCTACTTCAATACCACCATCTAAGATGAGAGGTCTTCGACCACCAGCATCTGGTCTATAGCGTTGTTGCCAAGCTAAGATCATGCGGTCTTTGATTTTTTCAGAAAGGGTGTTAGGCGACTTGAGTACAAGTCCTGGAACTGCACCGTTCTTAAAGAAGTTATCCTGAAATTTACGCATAGATTGAATAAGATTCATAGTACGCGCTGCAGGACTTAAACGGGGAACACCGCGGTAAATAGAGTGAAAAGAGTTCTCTTTAACATGAATAATCTCATCAACAGTATAGTCTATATCTAGCAAAGAGTAGTGAGAGATAAAGGTCTTTTCGTCTGCATGTACTGTTACTTTATCGGCAGGTAGATGATACATATGAGCACCATCATAGTAAATAAAGATATTACCGTCAATAAGAAAGTCAGTAATTAAGTTTCTACGAAAAGAGTTAATATCTTGATAAGGGTTAGGCTCTCGATTAAGTAGAGTCTCTACTTTAGATCGTTTAATGCCTTTGATAACGCCTTTAGTATTTGTGTTAGGCTTAACAAGAGTAGGAATCTCAGCAACATCATCTACGATCATGTTTACACCGCGATTTACAATTTCCAGCTCTTCATAAGCACGCTCATAGCTAAGAGTATTCTCTCGCGAGCTTTCCTTTATCGCAACGTCATGAAACTGCGCAGGATTTAGCTTTTCGGTTCTTCCTAGGATATTATTATACCAAGCCATGTTTTTCTCTTTGAATCTGTACCCAACGCATTTGTTTTTTAGCAGTAACTAACGCAGGGTCTTTACCATAAATTGAGTGAAGCTTTAAATGGTGAGTATGACACAATGTAGCCGTGTGGTCATATAGCTCAGCATGATGCTCTTCTATAAAATCATCCCGTAGTGCTTGTATATACTCAGGATCGTGTTTGTTTTTTGCTAACCACTGATTAAGTAATGGGGTTAAACTATAGTAGTGGTGAAAATCAAGCTGTTCAGTTTCACTACAAATCTCGCACGAGGAGCCTTTCTTATACCCAGACTTTGCCTTATCTCGTACATACTTTACAACATCACGTTTTAGCTTAGGCATTTGCTTTTGGGTTCCCGATTTTTCATTAGAAGAATTATAGCGGCTTTAGGGTCACTTGTCAATAACTATTTTTGAACAGGTATCGCTAGAAGGATACGGATGCAGTTATAAATGAATAGAGTGCGTATCTTAAACCGTCTGCCATGTGAGAAGCCATATTGTGCTTAGGTTTTTCACGAGCTAAGTTTGGGTTAGGATCCCACTGATAAGAATCTAAACAAATGAGGGACTCTTTGCACTGTTGATCGACGTAAAGGTTGTCATTGTCAACGAGGCTTGATACATGACCAATTCCGTCCAATACAGACTTCTTAGCGTTAATGGTGGAGATGCCATAATTCTGCGCGAGATCGAACCTTGTTTGTTGAGCAGCTGAGTCAATATAAATAAAATCAATATCCCAACGATCAATAAGTTTCTGTATTTCAATAGCATGTTGTTCGGTTGTCCTTTCTGCGTTAAGGTACTCATCTACTAAGTAGTATTTTCCTGCGTCCCAATCGTATGCAATTACACACAATGCTGTGGGATCTTTGTATCCTACGTCTAAACCTGCGAACACGTCCATCTTTGAGGTGTCTAGCTGAGATAAGTCTTTCACCTGAGTCTCAAAGTTAAACTTCCATATCTGACCTTCATAAGTATTAAAGTCAGCTTCATACTCTTGCTTAAATTCTGCGTCTGACATAGACTTACGTGCTTCTGCTATATCAGATTCGGACATACGAGGGTTGTCTCTATAAGTTGCTCGTATGCTACACCATTCTGGGAAATCTTTTGAGAACCCACGATAGAAAAACTCAGAAAACCAGTTGTTCCGACCCCGTGGCGTGGAAATAAATATTGCTTTTGAGTTTTCTTTGTCGAGAGTGGGTCGAAGTGCAACGTTGAAGGCATCCTTGCCGTCAGCGAGTGCTGCCTCATCAAAGATGATAAGGTCATAAGATCTACCTACGCAAGAATCGACTTGGTTAACCGAGCCCATTCTTACAGTAGATCCATTAGAGATTTCGATAACTTTGTCCTTTGCGTTATCTTTTGTAACCTCTAAGTCGAAGTGCTTAATTAGGTTTCTTTGCAGATCAAAAGAGATCTGAGACAAAGCATAGTTGGGTGACATAATTAAAATGTTAGAGCCAGGCACTAAAGACACGAGCTGTCCAATAATGTTGGCAATGTATGTTTTGCCTTGCCGACGAGAGACGGCGGCAGAGACAAAACGGTACTTTGGATTGTTAATCGCGTTGATAATTGCTATCTGCGAAGGTAACGGTTTGACGTTCAATAGATCCAGATATGGGCCTATAGGAAGTTTCAAGAACTTTGCCTCAGATCCTAATTCAACTATTTCATCAGAGATAACATCTCTGCGACTTACTTCAACTGCCATACATTAATCTTCTTTTTTCAGTAGTGTCCAGATTCCGTAGCCTAAACCAATCCAGGCCATTAGTTTTGCTAAGCCGCCGAACAGTATTACTGAACCGCAAATTCCAATTAGCATAGCACCATCCCAAGATGTGCGTTCTTTTACTAGTACTTTAAGATATTTCATGTTGTGTACCTCTCTTTTTATGTCCGTTCCAAGCTACGAAACCTGCAAGACGCAGTGTCCAGTATGCAAGGTAGTTTAATACTTTAAAACCATTTACTTCAATACAAATATCACGGAATAGTCCGTCCATGTGTTTTTGGTCGCGGTATCCAATAGTAGTTCCATCTTTCTTCATAAGAGTAGCATACTTATAACCATAGTCATGTACCAAGCCACCCATTAACAGTACTCCAACAGGAGATAGGAATGTTGCTAGAAACTTAGGAACAGACGCTCCATCGAACTCAAACCCCGCAGGAACTTTATACTCTACACCACTAATACTATAATGGAAGTCTTCGCAGATAACCCACTTACGACTACCCATCAACCACATTAAGATACCTTTAAAAAAACCTTTATCTTTTGTTGCTATTGGTAATGGTTGCATCTTTGGCATCTCAGGGTAGCTAAACTGAATTAAGTCTTCTACTTCTTTATCGCACTTATTTACGATATATCCAATTATAACAAGTACGCCTAGTACAGTCCACTGCCAGAAGGTCATTGCTAAATCAATTAACATTTCCATTATTTCTTCCCCTTCTTTTTACTTTTTTTCTTTTTCTTAAAGCCTGCTTTCATAAAAGAGTATGCTTTCCTAGAGATAGTAGATTTCTTTTTTGTCCTACTCTTGCCGCTCTTTTTTCTTTTGTTGATATTGGCGTATAAGCTCATTATTTCTTCCCTCCTACTGCTTCCTTGGCATAAAATGCCGCTACAATTGCGGCTACCGATACAAAGTAAGTAGGTGCCATTGACCCTAAGGTTTTCTGCGCTTCGTCTAGACCTACAAGACTGGCTAATACTACTGCAAAAGGATAAAGTAACATTCCGGCTAAAGCGAACCATGCCATGTTACGTTGTGCATCTCGCATTGCATCTGCATCTTCTAGTTCCTTACGTTTTGCTTCAAGGTACATTGCTTCTTCTGCATCGGAGACTTTACCGTCCCCGTTAGTATCTGCTGGATGAAACTCTTTATCTACCATTTGACTTTATTTGCCCAATATGCCGCAGACATTTTGCCTTTAGCTATATTCTTGGCGTGCCGTGCTTTGAAGCTTTTTCTTTTTGCCTTCATAGCTGCGGACTCACCGGCCTTCGGCTTCCCTGCCGTTTTAGCTCCCTGCTGGCCGAAGCGAATAGTCTTAATCTTATTACCTACTTTTGCCACAACAATATGTGACTTTTTTGCGTGTCCGGGGGTGCGTTTAGGCTTATTATAGCCCTTTACTTTTGCTCTCTTTAATCGAGAGTCTTTCTTTTTCTTTACGGCCACGGACTAATCCTCCTCGCATTCACAAGGATCGCAATCACAGTCCTCGCATACACAATACTCTTCTTCTTCAGGTTCTTTATAGCCCAAAGATGCTTTTGCGTCTTCTTCACTGCTAAAGGTTTTTAAGTCTTTTCCTTCTTCTTTAACGTACCATATATCACGCTTTTGATAAATCTCAATCATTTCTTTCCCCTACGCCGCTTGTTACCTGCAGCTCTTTGCCCGCGTTTTGGCAGCTTTCTTTTTGGCTTTTTCATACTATCTCCTATTTAGAGCATACTAATAACCATTACTATTGCAAAAAATATTAACGGTATTGTTACTGCCACTACTGAGCCCCACGTGAGCCATTGAACTATAAGTTTATTTTTTTGAGCTTTCTTATATATTTTCGCTTTTGCAGCTGCTTCTCTTTGCCTTTTTCTATCAGACTGAAACTGAAGCCAGGCATCCCACACTCCGGGATCGCCTTCATAAATCATGTATTCTTTTAACCACTCTTCTTCTTTCTTTAGTTTTTGTAATTCCATAAAGGCTGAAAGTTCGTCGCCATTGCCACCTTGTTTTGCTTTCTTTGCTATTATTGACTTGTTGTCAAAATATGAGCCTACAGTGTCAGCAACTTCATATAGTTCTTTACCGTTAGTAAGTGCTTCCTTTATAATACCGAAAGCCGCATTAGCTGCGGCGATCTCTAATAACATCAGGCACCCATGTTAAGAAGTGCTGCTATTACTCCTGCTAGGAACATTATAATGGTTCCACCTACTGATAACATACGGCCGTCCATCTTTTGTAAAGTCCCGTCTATTGCATCGAGTCTTGTAAACGTAGTCTTCCATCTTTCTTCGCACTGAGCTTCATGAATCGCTAAATCTGAAGCGACATGATCAATTTGACGAACAGAATCATGAAACCGTTCAGTGGTATCAGCGTTCCAGTTAACGTCTGAGGGGGTTTGAGTATTAGGTTGCGTCGTTGCCATTGAGTAGTTTTTCCATGAGCTTGCCATAATTACCCTGACCGAAGGGTACAGACTCATTAATCTGTACATTGGTTTGGTTTTTTATGTTGCTTCCTTCGGCTTTAGCAAGATCTGCCTGCGCCTTGATCTCGTCAATACGCATTTTATGAGCCATTTGTAATAGATCAGCTAAGTCTTTACTAGAGTAGACGCCAGATTCCTGGGCTTCTTCGAGTTTAGATGCGATCATCTCGTCTAATAAGGAACCGATGTTGTTCTTGTTTCGGTATCCCATATCTAAATATACAGTATCAATGTATTTCTTTACTTCTCGCTTATTCAACACATCTACTACTTGTGATTCGGATACCTGAAGGTACTCGCATACACCGCGAATGTTGCCGTACTGTAGATAACTATTCGCTATCTCTAGTCCTTCAGGAGAAATTGTAGTTAGTTCTTTTGCCATGGTTCAAATTATACTCAAATAGAGGTTGGTTGTCAAGAGATTTTTTTCTCAGGTTAGTCTGCAAGGGGATTATCAAGTGCTCTTTGCAGTTTCTTGGTAAGACGGTCTTCTAATTCTTTCATGTCTCTGTCCGTATCGGATTTTAAAGAGTCACGTTTAGTTTCGAATCTGTCATTTGCTTTATCGATCATTACTCGTACTTTCTCTTCTGAGTCACGAACTTGATCCTCTACTCTATCTGCTTGCTTTTCGATTGAAATAATATCGTCTCTTAGTCCAGACTTAATATCACGGGTATACTCAATTGCTTCATCAAGCTTTAGTTCTATCTGATCATTACGTGCTTCGATTGCACCAGTATCTATATTGGCGATAACTTCTTTCATATCCATATAGTCGTCATAAAACTGGAACCCGGCCCATGCCGCCCCACCTAGTGTTGATAATGCTGTAAGCAGTACAACTGCTTTTCCACCTTTGAAGGTCATGCCTCCAAATTCAAATTCTGCCATTATTTCACTACCTCAATTTCATCTACGAAACTTAAATTCCTGAGATTCTTGATCTCTTGCTTTAGCTTTTCAACTTCCATCCTTTTAACTTGGAGTTCTAACTCATACAGTGAGTTACAGTTGATACGTTCTTTCGGTCCACCGATGGGAATATTTATCTTAGCGTATACTCCCACATCTGAGACTTGGTTTTGAGGAGCCATTATAAATTCGCTAGGATTATTATTGTATACGTCATTATAAGGATTACTAGTATTAGTATTATTGTTTAGAAAACCAACCACTCCAAACTCAAAATTAGTTGCCGCTCCGATCGCATTCTGGCATTCAAAGTTTCCTGCACGAATCCTATCAGAAGCATAAGTTTGAGGAGAGTTTGGCAAATTCAAATTTAAGGAACTCGACTCTCCCCAAGCCCTGAAGCCCACACACACTAGTACTACTATTAACAAATTTTTCATAATATCACTTGATCTTTGAACAAATCCTCGATGCTATAATTGAAGGGTCTCGCACGCTACTTAATATCTTTGACTTGGAACAGATATAGTGCGCTCTCTTTGTATCTCTTTTATGTAAATAAATCTCTACAAGTTTCTTGTCGAGGTGTCGTACTTTTAGGAGAGAAGGTGTTGAAACAAAAGGTACCTTCTTCCAGTCTTTATCAAACACTCCAATGGAATAATAACTTATTTCTTTTCTAGCATTGAACAGTTCCATTTTGGTGGTATATATTCCAACAATGTGAGACGGCTTAAGCTTTGGATATGTTGGCGTCCATTGGTGGGCACTTGCGTACCCACCGGTAAAGACTAAAACCAATATAATAAGCATTCTCATTACTGGGCGATACACTCCGCTGTTACAACTGCTGAGTATGATCCTGCAGGAAATGCTTTGTTATACCCGTAAGTTGCTTCAGAAGATATATCAAACCATACGCTTCCTGCAATACTTAAAGGAAATTCAGTAGTATTATTATATACTACCTTATTTGTATTAAATACGGACATACCTGCATCTGACATTTGGTTGGCAACAGTAGAACCTGTCCAATTAACAACATCCCCGGCTAAAGAAGGGCTGGAAGTAAAACTAATTGGAGTTGAAATTCTTGCATTATAAGCATTCGCTGTAATAATATCATAGCGAATGATAGGGAGTACTCCGCCTTCAGAGCTAACAGTGGTTAGTTTAGTTGCGGAGGGGTTACCATAAACACCATCTGTGTCTGTTGTAACAATACATTTAGAGGCTACGGTACCTGAAATAGGAGTGGTTGCTGTCGCTAGTACGGGAGCGGCCATTATGGTGGCTAGTATAATTAGTTTATTTTTCATAGTTTAAATAGTTCCTAGTGCTGTTAAGCACCCTGTTGATAATTATTTATCATATTGGAGATCTAGCATTTCTTCATGTTTGCGTTGTTGGGCTAAACCTAACCGCAAAGCTTTTTTATTATTGGGTATAAATCCATCTTTCAACATCGGTACATCTTCATACTGTCCGCCCTTGAGAGCAGACTTATAAGAAGCTGGTATAAAATTCATTGCAAATAAGGCTTGCTCTTGTAGACTAGCAGCCTCTGACATTGCTGAAGCGTTTAAGCCTCCTAACATCTTTTGGAGGTCTACTTTGACTTTCTTTTTTCTTTGTTTGCGATCGTACTCTTCTTGTTCTTTTTGTTGATCGAGCTTATATTGCTTTTCCATCTCCAAACGTAAGAACTCTTCTTGCTGCGGATCTACGTACTCTTGGGGCAGTATATCTGCTAAAACGTAAGGTTCTTGGTATCCTTCACAAGAAGGATCTGTCTGTGGGTCAAAGCATGTATCATACCTATAAGTATAAACTACGGAGGGATCTAACACACTTCCTATGCCTTCGATCTCGATAGAGCCGTTGCCCCAGTAGTCTATAGGAATATCTCCTACAGGTATTGCTTTATAGATTGTGTTACCTTGAAGTCCAGACCAATCATCTGTTTCTCGAAATATGTAACCATCTCCTAAAGCATTCTCGTTCTGTACATGGACGAGCATTGGATCATCAATATTTTTCACTGCCGTATAACGATAAATAACATTCCCCACAGTAAGACCAGCTTGCTGCGGAAGAATGTTTTGCATTACCCAGTTATAACCAAAGTTAGCAGCATTTGTAGTGCTGCCGTAAACTTCTTCAGAGTAGGAGTAAGAGGAGCAGACTAGCGACACCGCCAGTAGCCCAAAGTGTCTGTTTAGTAGTTTCATCCATACTCTCCTCTTCTTTTTCTTCTACAGGCTGCTCTGCAGTATGAGTTTCCCAGCCAGCTTTTGCATCTTCGCCGATCATACCATCATAAGGGCAAGGTGTTCCTGCCATTAACATTGCATCAAATACACGCTTGTCCTGACACATTACTGATACTGCTGCGACTTTCATGCCCATATCGTAAAGAGTCTTTGCATTCTTCAGCTTTTCACAATTCATATCTCTCATAGTAGTACCCATGGAGATACCCAGTATCTGAGTCTGTACTGCACCCGCAACTCCTACTGTACATAAGTCCGAGTTTGATATATTCATCGTCGGTGTAATTGCCGAAGGTGGTGGAGACTTTAACGTAGTAGTTGATGTACTATTTACGTCACTTCTCGTTGTACTATCAGTAGTAATTACGTCTCCAGGTGTTACAGTAGTATCATCCTGTGCATGCACTAACGAAGACGCTAAAAGTAATGGAAGTAATATCTTTTTCATGTGTTACCTATATGTGGTTTTAATTTTTAGAAGTATACTACGAATAAAGCAAATTGTCAAGAACTTTTTTTGAGTGCTCAGACTGAAATGTTGAGTAGGGTGCCTTTTTTACTTTCTCTGAACCCGTACTTAGCGTACAGACGTTTCATGAGATTATTTCTTGCTTCCTTGTTAAGGAGGGCCTCCTTGTTAAGGAAGGTCACTAACTAGGTTGAGTAGGCCACACTATATTATCTAAATCTGTGACGCTTGAGTTGGCCGCAGGAACGTCTCTCAATGCTGTCCTGTAAGTTTGCCACTCTGCTAAGGTTGTTCCTGCGGGTAATACTGCATCTGCTAGTTGAGTAAAGTCAGAGTTAAATAGTTTCGTGTCTCTCCGACCTCTTATCTCTGCATCTAGTTTTTCTCTATCAAGGACCCAAGCATTGTTTTCCCAGTAGCACCACGGTCCTGGGTACACAGGTTTGTCTTTTTTAAACTCAGTCCCATCCCAATACCATTTTTCTATATTCCAAGTATCTGTATCGTAAGGAACGATATGCGCTATACAATCTCCATACCTTTGTCCGTCTGTGTACATATCATCTTCTGAGGGAGTGCAAACGGAGTTAATTTCTCCGTTATCCATTACCATAATTACTTTTATCATACTATATACCCCATTATTTCTGTTTTCTGTCCTGTATGTGTTCTAGTAAAAACACTAGAACCCCTTTGTAAGTCACCATTACTATAAGTGGCGATTGTACCTAAAGTATGGTTCGTATAATCAAATTTCGCTTTTCGATGAGTATACCTAAAAAAGTTCTCTCCCAAGGATTGATATTGCTCATATTTATAATCTATGTAAGGCCCTAACATTACATAGGCTGCATCTATCGAGCCTACTGCTCCTTGATACCAGCCCCCATCAAACGCGCCAGAACTAGTAGTAAAGTTTACCGCTCGTGCTGCTACGGCTCGGAGCATGGGCTGTTCGCTTGTGAAGCCCAAGTCGCTGTTTGATTTAAAAATATTTATACCATAACCTGAGGTAGGAGTTGTAAAGAGTGAGCAGCGTTGCACAACTGCGTAATCACAGGCTACATTATACGTCATATTAGCCCTTAGAACTCTAACACCGCCAGCGACAAAATCGCTTATGTGCCCACCTAAATATTTTACACCTGTAGTACCTCCTCCAGTAGGTCTGGCAAAGACAAGACAGTCTGTAGCTAACGTATTTGGAAGTGTTACATAAGCTACACCTGTAGGCTTAGTGCCTGTTTGTATAACCTGAAAGACTTCACTTGTTTCATCAATTTGAGTGAAGCCCGAAGAGTTGACTGAGGTTATTCCGTAAGTCATATTTTAAATACCCTTAATTGAAAAGTATTACTCAAACTTGAAGGGTCATTTGAAGACCTTGATATCGTAATACTAGTTCCGCTTGAAGTAAGAGAGGTAAACTCATGGGCTCCACTCGTCTGCCAGTCTAGCCCGATAGATGAACTAGAAGAGCTAAATCCTGCTTGAGTTACTGTTGCTGAAGAGCCTCCTGCAGCAAGAGTACCAGTATGTACTCCCAAAACTCTAATCGTTCTGTCTGAGGTGTCTAGTCTCGGTATGGTTCCCGTAGGCGGAAATACCTGCAACCCGTAAGCCCCTGTACTAGTGCCCTGTCTCGTTATGCTAAAGTTCCACGGCTGCTGGAGATACCAAGCGTCTCCGTTGTACAATCTTATGATGTAATTTGAAGTATCTCCGGCAGAAGGCAGCATTGTAGCTGGAAGTGTTAGTGTTTGAGTCGTAGAAGTTCCAAAGCCTACAGAAGGGTACCACCCTGTAAGTGTTGAAGTGTTGTACACAAACATATTCGGGTTAGCTGCTTCAGGGGTCTGACTCTGGGTAAGAGTAACACTAGCAGATGTTGCTGTTGAAGTTATAGTCTGAGACGAGGCACTTATTGAGGATGCAGAAAAGTCAGCGTCGTAAAGAGTAAAATCAACTGCTCCTATTAACTCAGTCTGGTTTGAGTGAGAATAAATTGAAAGGGTGAAAGATTCGCCTTGCCTCGCAGTTTCATCTACGGCATCGTCATCAATTAATACGTTTACATAAAAGGTATAGTTAGTTGTACTTCCTATTCTTTGACTTTGAGGTATATTTGCCCAGCCTGAGGTATATCCAAGCTCTCCGGATCCTATACTTCCTGAATTTCTAGTAACTCTATACCAAACTCGTGCAGCCCCATTAATTGTACTATTCTGATCAACATTGTTTACAATATTTGTCCAACTAAAGTAATTACTCGTACTACCACTCCCTGAAGGTTCGGTTGAAGCAGTTACAGTTGGATCAAAAGTTATACTAGTTACAGCATTTGAACCTGTTCCATCATCCCAAGTTACTTCAGTATCAACACCATTACTTGCCCCAAAAGGTGTGGAAGACACAGACCATGTCCAGGTAGTACTATTTGACGAGCTGTTATAGCTATAAGTTGCTGCAGACCTAGAGAGGGTAACGCTTCCTATTTTTATAGTGGCGAAGGTAGAGTTTGATTGGTTACCAGTTAAAGTAAAGCTAACAGTGCCACTGCCTCCGCCTACTGTAGTGTGGTATAAACTTGTAATACTTGAACCTGAAAATACACTATCAAGAGTAGCATTGCTGGTACCGTTTTGAGTATTAGAAACCGTACCAAAAGCAGTACCTGACATACCCGTAAGGGTGATCCCATAAACAGTAAGACTGCCTCGATCTACCCATTTTGTTTGAAGTGTTGCCATTAGTAGTCTACCGGCTCTAAGATAGCTATGAGCTGTTCATCTGAAAAAAGTTGATTAAAATCTGTATCTAATGGTGTATGAACGTTTCCCGATAATACACCGTCGAGGTACCACTTGCCTATTTTGTAGCAAGTTTCGTCTTCAACGAGTGTATCTATCCAAGTAATCGTTATTGCCATTAGTTACACTCCCACGTTCAAAGTATTAATATTATATGTTGTCATGGTTGCAATTATATCTCACTTTCCATAAATTGTCAACAATTTTTTTCAAGTTGGTCATGGGGAAGAATGGTTTGGGCAAGTCTTTTTCTTAAAAGGATTTACTAAGTAATATTTGATTATTAACAACTACTAAAGTAGCTCCAGTATTCATAATATTTAGAGCTAGGCCACGCTCTTTCTCACTGAGGTCGCGTCCTAACAGGTTGTATACTAATGCATTAGTTGCGGCTTTAACCAGTAAGAGTTTTCCTACAGAAGGTTTTGAACCGAAAATAGGGTTGCCTTCTGCAAGACCGCACTCTGGAGTACATTTTATTACTTTGTAAGTTTGTGCAGTATCTATCAACTGCATTGATAGATAGTACTTGTACTTATTCTGCTCGCTCTCAGTCCACGTGCCGTAGGTGTTAGTTGCACACCCTGTCGATAATAATACTATAATTATAAATAATTTTTTCAAGGTGCTCTCCTTTGCGCTGTGATTGTAGGTACATTTTACTCTGCTTTGAATAGCTTGTCAAGAATTTTTTTTGTTACACCCTTTTGGTTTTCTCGTTTCTCTTAAAGTTGTACGTGGAGGGGAGCGCGGTCGCGCTGCTTATAACCAAGTCGTCTAACCGCCCCCTCCCTTATGCTTTTTTATTCTAAAAAACATGCAGAAAAATTTTATTATTTACTTGACGGATTCGCTGGGCGTGCTATAATATCACCTCATTAGACAGATAAGGCAGGGCAAAATGTTTCACGATATCGCGGCAGGACTGGCAAAACTTTGTTTCTTTTCTTTGATAATTGGGGCTTTACTTTGCATTCTTTTAATGATACCATAACATCTCTTTACAATTACTTACTAGGATATACTATTATGACTGATATTAACTACACTCCCGAAATGGTAGCAAAAATCGAAGCCGCTCAACCTCTTGATCTGGCTAAAGCTAAAGCACTCGGTGCAGAATTAGATCGCGGCTACCGCTCGATCATTGCTAAAGCCAAGCGCGAGGGATTCGACTATATCTCGAAGCCAGCACCAGCCAAGAAAAAAGCCGCACCTAGCAAGGCCGATATGGTCGCGGCTATCTGCTCGGCTCTTGATATGGATACGTGCGAGGGGCTAGAGAAATCGACTGGCTCGGCTCTAAATAAATTGCTTTCATCGCTTGCATAACTAGGAAAAGCCCTGTATAATCAGGGCTTAACCACTGGAGATTTTTATGAATATACCAACTTTTTCTGGCTACACTGGCTCGGTACTAATGGCAATTTTTGCTTTTACTATGCAACCTTTGGTTGCTATTGTAGGGCTTGCTCTCTTGACTGTTCAGGCGGTCGATGCTAAGATGTATAACCTAGTCGCGCTCAATCTCATATCTATAGGCGGCTTTCTAACTAACTACATGGGTGCATTATAATGCAATATAAAATCTGGGATTTAGATGGTACGGTGATCGACTCAAGCCACCGTTACAGCACACTAGAAAACGGTGATATTGATCTGCCGAAATGGATCGCTGACAATACGCGCGAGAACATCGAACGCGACTCATTGCTACCATTGGCGCGGCTTATGCGTTCCAACTATGCTAATGGCGATACTGTTATTATTTGTACTGCTCGCGTTCTAGGTGTTTGGGATAAGGTATTTCTAGCAGATCATGGCATTAAGGCGCATTTTATTTTGTCACGCGCTCTCGGTGATAACCGAGGCGATGCCGAAATGAAACGCCAGAAATTGTTGGCTCTATTCGCTG